TCAAGTCGGGCGCTGCGCGACCTTTGAGAACAACGCCCGAATGTCGGTCTTGATGTCGTCGCCCATCGTCTTGATGTCGTCGCGGATGCTGTCGGTCGCTTTGGAAAATTCGGTCTTGAGAACGAAGTTGTCCCGGCCCCAAATCTCGATCGCGTGCATCTCTTTTTCGACGTTCGCGATGTACTGGCGCATGGCGGCGCCCACTTCGCCGAAATTGTGATCCTGCTTCTTCTGGTCAGCCAGGAATTTGAGTTCGAGCCCACCGATGGCCTTAAGCGTTTCTTCGCGCTCATCGGAAATCTGCTTCGCGAGGTCGGCTTTGATCGAGGCGACCGCCCACACGCCACCGGCGATGTAAACGATGAAGTTGACCGCGAACGCGACGGCGGCAATCGTCGTAGGATCAACGCTGCTCATTTTGCGCCGTATTCCTGCTGGACGCCTTCGTACCAGCCGAGAGAGCTGTCGAGCCGGTCCCGCACAGCGAGATCATCCGAGACGGTCAGCCGAAGCATCGCCCTGGTATCCTTGCCCTTGCAGCCCTTCACGCCGTACCAGGGAAAGCGGCACGTCGCGTCGAGTTGCGGGACCGGCGGTGACTGCATCAAGCTAGGAGCCGCCGGAAGTTCGCGCGCCGGCGTTTCCGGCGGCGGCGCGTGCCCGCACCCCGCCAGGAGGACCAGGATCGAAGCTGCACAGATCGGACGGGACCAGCTTTGAAATATAGTCCGCGTCAGCTTCCCATTGCGCATTTGCCGCCGCCTCACTCGCATCCAGACGCTTTCGAGCATCCGCCGCTGATTTGGCTGCTATCGCAAGGTCGCGGTCCCGAATGGCGAGGGTTGCGCGTAGTTTGTCCATGTTTTCCCGCTCATCCGCTGTTCGGAACCCGATCGAGAACGATATCGCTGCCAGGAGAGCGATCGAGACGAGCCGAGCGACCGGGACGTAAGCCCCGATCGCCGGCAGATACTTCACCAGCGGAAACCAGCCCACCACCACCGCGACAAGCAGCAGCACCGCGGCGAGATCGATCGCCAACGTGGACGTTGCGGCCATCCAGAACAGATTCGTCATCGCTCAGTCCTCCCGTAAGCACCAGGGCCGCTCGCCCCACATCGCGTCAGTGCGACGGTTGAGAAGACCCTGCAGGAAGGTGCCATTCGCATAGACGAACTTGACCATCGCGTCGCAGGCCTCCCGAACCCGCCCGGCATTCAGGTTTTCGGCGATGGATGGGTTGCGCTTGTAGCGATCCGTGCGATTGCAGATCTTGCCGGCACCGAGGTTGCCGGCGAAGGAAGCCAACGCGGCTTGCCGATGCGGCGGCATATCGGCGAGCCCCGGAACGCAAGCCGCAACCTGGGCGCCGTAGCGTTGCATCGCGTCGGCCTGCGCCTTGATGCATTCGTGCTCTGTGAACTTCATGCCGACCTTGAGCCAAGGCCAGTCGTAGTTCGTGATCCCGCCGCAGACGGTGATTACGCCGGGCGGATCAAATGGAAGGTGGCGAGCAACAAGGCTCATCCCTTCCCAATGGCCGAACAGGATCGCTGCGAACATAGCGCCCGCGGCCGACAGGCCTGCAACTTTGCGTTTCGTGACGGCGGCCATTATTCCGCCCCCGGCTGCTTGAGGACGCGGGCGAGGCCGAACGCCACCGACAGCGCGAGGCCGCCGACAACATAGGCGCCAACCGGGATCTTATCGGCGAGCGACGGCCAGATCATGATGGCGCCGCCGATCGCCGACCAGAATGCCGCGCCGCCGTAGGCAACGCGCAGCGAGTGCAGCCGGCGCAGCTCGCGCGGCCAATTATCAATCAGTTTCATGCAGTCCCCCACCCCAACCGCTCCCCAGCGGCAGTTACAAAACTCGAATGATGTAGTTGCAGGTGATCGTCGGCTGACAGTTCAGGTGCGGTTTTCCCTCGCCCGCGTTGTTGATAGTAATTCCCGTCACTCCTTTGCCGGAAGTATATGCGCCGTTACCGTTCGCAGCCGACACCAATCCTAGGTTTGAACCGCCAGTCGATAGGTTCTGCGGCTGGCCGGCCCCGTAAGGGTGATCGTGGCCCGGATCAGTAATTCCGTGCGTGTGGGTCGGCCCCTCTGTAGGCTGCAGGGCATGACTTTCGGCGCCACCGATTGAACCAATCACAGCCGAATTCCCGCCAAAATAGACGGAGGTTAGTAGCGAGGGTGACGGCTCGATCATTGCCGACACTCTCCCCGCCTTGTTCGGTGCGTTAAATGTGGTTGATCCGTTGCCGACGCCGAACTTCGTTCCCCACCGCGCGAAGGCTTTGGAATAGACCGTCCGGGAAAGCTCCTGCCCAAGTGGGAAAATGAAGCTGCTATTCGGCGCGACCGTGTCCCAATAGTCGAGACCGCCGAACAGTGGCACATTGTAGGGACTGCTCATGAACCCCAACAGGTAGAGCGATCCGTCAGTGTTGTTGTATTTCGCAGCGTAAGGCGTGCCTTGGATCAGCGTGCCATCGGGCAACTCAACCCCCGGAGACATCCGCAGCGGAAGATTGGTGAAGTTGTCAACTGACATCGTCACCGGACCAGACGAGTTGGTGATATGCGGCGTGAACGCGATCACCTGATTGTGGAAATGTGCCAGGGTGTCGAACACCTGATTTGTTGCGACGGCGTAAGCCGATGGCGTCCCCGTGGTGACGATCATGCCCGATAGGTCGTCGCGATACTTCGCAACAGCAGCCATCAGCCCGCGCGCGCCGTCGTTTACCGCAGCCGGGCTCATGCCCTCGGGGAATGGACAAGTTCCATCAGCGTTTGCGTTGTTCGCTGCGGTCTGCGACCATTTGTAAAGCGTCATGCGTATCCCCCACCCAAAGAGAACGGCGCCCCCCGCACCGCATAGATTTTCCGCGCCGGCAGAATGCTCTGGCCCTGCGGAACGGCCGCGAGCTGCTCGATCTGCTGCGGCGTGATCGACGGCCCAGCCGGAGCGGCAAGCGCCGCGCCAGGAGCGGCCGCCGGTTGCGCCGCGGCCGGCGCAGGCTGCGACGCAACGGGCGCAGCGGACTGCTGACCACCGGCCGCCGAAGGCCCAGCGATCGACATCGGTGCCGATCCGGCGCCACCCATCTTGCGATCAGCCCAGGCGATGATGTCGCCGGCGCTCATGTTCGCCATCGTCGGATTTGCCTTAGCGAACCCGGCGCCGAGCACTGATGCCGCCGGGGCCGCCGGGTTGGCATGGAGCAAGCCGACCGCCCCACCCGGCCCCGCGAAGTGCGCGAGATATTGCGTCCCATCCGTCACCGGCAGGCCGGCACGGGACAGAATGCCGGCATTGTCCGCCGCGTAAGCTGTGGTCATGTCCCGCGAAAGCGCAGCGTCCGATTTCAGCGCGAGCAGATCGGCATCGGACTTGCCCGCCGCCAAATCCGGCCTATGCTGTCGAAGCATTGACAGCCACGTGCTGTCGATGAACTGCCCAGCGCCCCCGGCAGACGAAAGAGGGTTGCGCGCGTTCGCGTTGCCTCCGCTTTCGACGCGGATAATTCGATCAGCTAAAGCCAATTCCACTCCTATGCCGAGGGCAACGCGGCGAACGGGAATTTCCGCGCCAGAGCCGTTAGACCTTTCGGCGTCACCCGAACCTGGATGCGGGTTTCCTTGACGCCGTCCCGATCGATGATCGTGGTCTTGTGCTCTAGGTAGCCGGCCGCAACCTTGTCCTGGTATCCAAGCTCTGCGCCGTCTCGCCTGTAGATCCAGTCCCGTTGGCGCAGGAACGTGAACAGGGACTTGGGACGGAGCTGCAGCGCCTTGGCGGCGTCAGTGATGCACATCGACCCACTCGCAGACGCAATCAGGTCGAGAGCGTCGGCCTTCGGAGCGAGTTCGGAGACGCGGCCTTCAAGAGCGCTCGCCTTTGTCTCGGCGATCTCGCGCCCTTCGAACTGTTCGGCCCAGGCTCGCGCCGCGACGGCCGGATTCGTGAAGTCGGGAAGCGCGGGCGGGACCGGCGCGATCGGCGGCGCCACCTCGTACCTGCCGTGCTTGCGAAGCGTCGGCAGGATGTCGTGGAACACCCAGCGCTGAAATCGGCCGATCTTCTCGGTCAGAGCTCCATCATGCTTTTTGTTCGTCTTGCGTTGGACGATCGCCCGATAGAGCCCTGGCTCAGAAATGACGGCCAAAGCCTGCTCGCCGCCAGGGGTATGTACAGGGCACATACCCTTTTCATCCACGTCCAAATGCTTGGTTAGGTCAGTGGCGAGCCCGTATCCCAGCTCACGCGCCACGTCAGTGGCGACGAACCACGTTTCCCCGCCCTGCTCGACAAGGCGGACATTGCGTCCCTCGAACTGGAAAGGGCTGACTGTCAGCTCGGTCATTCTAAAAGCTCCTCGTTGGGCGCTCGGCCCGCCAGGCACCAAGCGCAAGTGTTTGCAATCGCAAAACCGAGGCCCAACGAAGGTCCCGAATTTTCGCGCTTATGCCCACCCTGGCGAGGTGGGGAACGACGTGATTTGATGAGGTTTATCAGCGGCTATTTGGCCGCAGACTTCAATTACCTACGCGGTGGATACGGTGCAGAACCACCACGGAAACAGCTTTAACTGCCAGCGTGGTACTTGGCGTAATAGCGACCCTTGATCGTTTCGATCATGTCGCAAAGATGCTGAACCACGAAGGTCCCGCGGTCATAGCATTCCGTCCCGGCCGCGACGTCGTCGAGCAAACATTCGATTTCACGAGAAGCCAGCTTCGCCATCAGCGAAAGGTCGTAAATGTCGCCTTCCAGATCCCGGAAGCTTTTTCCGTGCTGGATGTCGATGGGGACGGTATAAACAGCGCTAGCCTGGGCCATGGGGATCATCCTTGGTTCGGGTTAGGGCCGTCAGGGTGTTGGAAGCACCTTGGCGGCCTGATTTATTTCTGGTATCAGATATTCATGGCGAAGGCAATATCTGATATTGAAAAAAAGAGGGGGCGAGGTCGGCCACGGGTCGATGCCGTTCCTGTTATGGTGCGGATGCCGCCCGAGCAGGCCGAGGCTGTAGACCACTGGCGCCAAACCCAAGCCGATCTCCCCGGCCGCCCGGAGGCTATTCGCCGTCTAGTTGAGCGGGCCCTAGACAACCCGCCGAAGAAAAAGCAATAACCATCGGCAGGGGTTTCTGATGCGCAACATTTCCATTCTGCTATTTCTCGCCCTATCCGGATGCGTTACGGCGCCCCGGCAGCAGGTCGCGGCCCAACTTGGTGCCGAGTACATCGGGCAAAACGTCGATGTGATGGTTGCCCAATTCGGGCCGCCCACCAACTCCTTCAAGATGAACAGCGGCGGATCGTCTTACGTCTGGCAGCTTTCAGCCCAAACCGACATTGAAATGGATGGGGGGTCTGGAACCGCATCTACACGCTACTGCAAGGTCAGCGTTGTGACGGCGTCCGATGGGAGAGTTATCGACCTAAGAACAGAGGACGCAGTTATTTGGGGTGGCATCGTCAACGGCGGCATTACCAGCATGTGCGCCCGCCGACTTGGAATTAGACCTCAAAGCACATGATGATCTTCTATGTCTTGGTGTGGCTCCTGGTCCCGTTCCCGTTCTCATTTTGGCTTGTTTTCTTCGCTGCGCGTTGGCAGCACGGCCGAAACAAGCGGAACGACAGTGGCCTGCTGCCCGCCGACGCGCGCAAGCCTGAGATCAGCAGCGCGAAGCGCATCGAGCATTTTGCTATTCCTCGCCACGATTTGAACTCCTGCCAGCAATCGTTTCGGGTCGCTAGAGGTCAGCAAATCCGCAACCTGACGTGATACATTCACGTCAATACGCTGGTTTGCTCGCGACGCCGCACCGCGAGCCACCCCGCCAACGAATGCCGCGGTGAACAAATTCTGCGGGCTCCAATCGCCTGTTGTGACGCCATATCCGACGCCGCCGGCAAGGCCTGATTCGATCAACTGCCGCGCTGTGGTCGAGTTGCCCTGCACCGCGGCGCGGGCGAGATCCATGATCCCTTCGACCCGCAGTCTAGTTTCTAACTCAGCAGCCTTTCGTGGTCCAAGGGCGATGGTCAGCTTTTCGCGTGCCGCCGGAGACTGCGCGATCTGGTTGAGGACGCTGCGGCGATCTCCGACACGGTCGAGCGTCTCAATGAAGCGCGACACGAACCCGTCTTGAAACAACTGCCGTTCGTTCGGAGACATCCGCGTCAGCGCCGCGCGGGCTTGGCGGTTGTTGAAGTTCTCGGCGACGAACTTCTGCCCCGCTTCAAGCGCATTTTCAGCTTTGAAGAACGATGCCGCGACGCCGCGGGCCTTGGCAAATTCCGGCACGGCAGCATCCAGCTCTTCTCGCATCGTCCGCGCGAGCGCTGAAAGCGAAGCCCCCTCCTCATTTCGGCCTGCGCGGTAGGCCGCCTGCCCAGCGTCCCGAAGCTCGCGATAGGTGTAGTCCCACAACTGCAGGTTCGGCGAAGCCGGGACGCCGGTAGGCCCGCGATTGAATTTGACCATCCCGTTTTCGACAGTCACACGCGGATTGAACCCGCCGAAACCCTGCACAACAGCTCGGTTCTTTCCACTCTCGACAGCCTTTGCCATTGCCTGACCAACTGCCGGGCTTCCAAGCAGCCGTTCAAGCTCTGGCGTCAGAATGTCCCGATCGCCGGCACGGTATGCCGCGGCATATCCCTGCCGGTTCACCGTTCGCTCGACGGCGTTGATTGCCTCTTGCTGCGCCTGCGCGTTCGGATAGTGGAACGTCCGGTTAAGCCAGTCTGTGAACCGCGGGCCCTGCCCCTCGAAGCGGTCGTTGATCGTCCGGTTGAGGACACCTCGGGCCTCCGGCGAGGTGTTCGCGGCAGATCTGGCGAGCGCGCGTGTGGCTTCTCCGCCCATGTCCATGATTGCCGCAGGCATTCCATTGGCGTTGGAATACCTCAGCATCATTTCGTCAAGGCCGGCACCATTGTTCGCGGTGTCGCGCTCAAGCGCAGACATCACCCGTCTAGCCGCCTCGGCCTCCGGATCGCGGTAGCCTCTGATCGAATTCTTGACGGGCTCGGCAGCTTTGGCAATGCCTGCACCGGCCAGCTCGGCGCCGCGCAGCAGCGCCGGGGCGGCGCCGCCGACCACGCCGCCAACACCGGCACCCATCATCGCCTTGCCGATCGTATCCGATGCGCCTTCGCCATCGCCGGCGCCCGCAGCAGTCCCGAGGACGCTGCCAACGGTTGCGCCACGGGTCATACGACCAGGTAGAGTTACCGCACCTCCCGCGGCTCCTATGGGAAGCGCAAGGGCTCCAGCCATGTTGCCGGCGATCGACGCGACCGGGTGCTGTTCCTCGGCAAGTTTGGTCGCCGTCCGCTCGCGTGCCACAGCGTCGTCGTACCGCTTTTTGGCCTCGGCATCTCCGGTCCAGTACTGCAGCGCTCCGGTGAGCAGTTTCCCAAGGCTTGCGGGGTCGTTCGGGTCAGCTCCTCCGGCCTCGACAAGCCCGCGTAGCTCGTCGTTGAAATTGACCGTCAACCCCTGCGCCACTCCGCGGGCCGCCGCATCGACGACGCCACGATCAGGCTTCTTGCTCATGTCCATGATGACACGGGTCGGCGCGCCGTCTGCACCCTTGACCATTTGCGGGTTCGGCGCGGCCGCCTCATTCGCAATCGGCGCGGCATCCCACCAATTCGCGCCCGCTCCCGGCGAGGTAGCAGGCGGAGAAGCCGACTTGATATCAGCGGCGAGCGGCGCCGCGTCCCACCAATTTGCCATCAGGGTTTCACCCGCTGTGTGCCGTCCGGCGCCGTGAACGTCGCGCCAGACGGCAGCGCCTCATATTCCTGTTGTGTGATGCCCTGAGATTGCTGAACAGGCGCGCGAGACATGGACCCTTGCGGCTTATAGAAATTCCCGCCTCGCAGTTCTGCCGCGCGCTGCTGATTGAACTCCAGCCGCTTCTGCGCCATCTCTGCGGCTCGTGCATAAATTCGCTTCCGAACCTCTGGCGGCTGATCAACCGATCCCTGAATGTCGAGCAGGATCTTGCGCTCGCCTTCGGTCGGAGCCGCGCCAAACGTTGCCTTCAACTGTGCCAGCGCATTTGAAGTAACGACGTTGTTCAGTTCCTGAGTGGCGATGCCTGACTTTCCTAGATCGCTGCTTGATCCCAATAGGGACGCTGCCTTTGCGCGATATTCAGCGGTCGGGCCGTAGAATGCTTGGTCGGAAAGCTCCCCAGCTCTTTTCAGCGCATCAATTACAGACTTGTTCGTAAGTACGGCTTCGTCCGCTTCAAGGATCGCTTTTTTGTCGGTAGCGGTAAGCGGCTGCGCGTCCTCACGCGGCATTTTTCCGGTGAGGATGTATCCCTGATACGCGGGGTGATCCGGGTTCAATCCGATGGCCGCCGCAGCCTGCTTACGCTGCTCGACCTGGGCATTCACATTGCTGGTACCTGTCGCAGCAGTCTGGCGGGCAATGTACGCGGGGTCTGCCGGGCCGTTCGGAATGGGCTCAAGGCCATCTTCCGTCTTGCGGAAGCCGGCCGGCGTCTTGTCGTCAGGTTCGAAGGCTCGCTCGATCTTCCCATTTGCAGGGTTCCAAACATAGCCGCTTCCGAGCGACGTCGGCGCCTTCGGTCCAGCGGTGTATTTCTGGATCAGCGCCGTCATCAGCGCGGGATTGCCGGAGGCGGCCTGCTGTTCTTCTGCGGTCGCGCCCTTCGACGCCAGCCAGCGGACGTTTGCGCTCTCGGCTTTGGCCGTCTTTTGGGCGGCGATCGAGGACGGGTCCGTTTCCTGCCCCGTAATCACCGCGCCGAGGCCGCCCAGGAGCGCGCCGATCGGTCCGTTGTGCATGTTTCCGATCAGGCCGCGGGCGCCTTTCATCAACCGCCCGTCGCTCGCTCCGATGCCGTCAAGCGAGAACGGCGATGCGGCCGGATCTGCAGCCGCGGGCGCGCCGCCTCCGGCCGGAATGGACTGCGCCGCCGGGGGCGAGGTCGCGGGCGCCGCAAGCATTCCGCCGAGCGAGAACGGCGCCACGGGAGCAGCCGCGGGAGCTGGCACACGCGGCTGCTCGACCTCCGGACGCTCGCCATAGACAGGCATTCGGTAATTGCCGACGTTAACGACGTTGTCCGGCTGCGCAGCGGCTACGCTCTGGCGGTTGACAGAACTGGCGTCTGTCGGGGCGCTTGCCGCTGCCGACGCGGCGGGCGCGGCAGAGGGTGCCATAGGTTTTGGCCCCAGCTCGCCGGCATTGATCGCCATTGAACCAGGACCAGCGAAGCCGAACGGAACTGCGCCCTTGCCGAAACCAGTAGTCGGCGGCGCGGAAGTGCGTGCCGGCCCCGCCGTGAACTTCGACGGGTCTCCGAACGGATCGGACTGAGGCAGGAAGATCGACGACATGCCATAGGCCGCGGCTTCTCTTGCCGCCGCCGCGCTCCGATCCGGGGGTGCCTGGTACAGCACCCCCCACGGCGAAGCCGCTGCGTCGTTTCCGGTGAGATAATCAATAACCACAGGCTGTTTCATCGAACCAGAAGCGGCGGCGTTCGCCGGCGGCGCTGCAACGAGCTGCTGTGCGAGATCAGCCGGATTGAGACCGGTCAGATAGTCCAGAAGTCCTGCCATTGATCAGCCCCCGAACGAAATCGGCGTCTTCGGCCACAGCGACGAAATACCGTTTGCCAGCAATGCGAACTGCTGCGCCCCGCTCATCTGCTGTTCGCTGTTCGATTGCGCGTTCTGCGTGCCAAACTGCGCGGCGACCGGCGACACCGCGCCGAGCAAGGTGGTGAGCTGCGACGCAGGAATATTGAACCGCTGCGCCATCGCGTTGATTGCTGCCGTCGGCGCCGCGTTCTCCGCCTGCAAACCTGCCGACACGGCGCCAATGCCGTTCGTGAAGTTGGTGTTAGCCGCCCCCTGAGTGCCGTTCAGAAGCCCATAGGTCGTGTTACCTGCATTGTAGATCGTGCCGGCGGCGTTCAGCGCATTGGCGGTGTCGGTGTTGTACTGTGCGGCGATCACCGGCGCCTGTGCCTGCGCAACGCCCCGAGCGACCGCCTGCGCATTGCCCGGCGACCCATCGCGCCCTGCCGCCGCCCACGCGCTGTTGATGTTGTTCGAGATGTCGGCGCCCATCGTGTCGAGCTGCTTTTGCAGCGCCGTATTGTTGCCGATGTTCGCGCCCGTCGCGGTCTGCCCGATAATGCCGCCGCTCAGCATCCCCAGGTTCGACTTGATCGCCGCATCGTTCGACTGCGCACCGCCGCCGTTCAGCAACCCTAGCGTTCCGGAGCTGATCAGCGGATTGTAGTTCGGCTGGTTGTTCGAGTTGCTGATGACCTTGTCGAGGACCGCCGACATATCCGGCGACAACGTCCCGGCCGACCCGGACAGAGTGTTGATGCCGTTCAGAAGACCGTTCATCGCCCCGGACGCCGGAGCGTACGGCGTCAATGACGAGGACTGCGTAGTGCTGCTGGAGCTTTTGCCACCCATCACAGAACCCTTTCCATCACGACAGCCGAGACGCGGTAGTCGTCCAGCACGGCCGCCCAGCCGCGCCGTCCGAAGAAGCGCACCACTGCGGCGCCCTGCTGCCGCGCGAAACACTCGATCGCCGGCAAGAGATCGATCCAGCGCGACCGATCGCGGCCACCGAGTGCCGTAATCACGCACACAAGGTGCTTGTCGGTCCGCTGCAACACCGTGACGGCCGCGGCCTCGATCTCGGCCCCGCTGGTTGCAAGCCACAGATCGCCTTCGCCGCGCAAAACGTCGTGCTCAAGATCAGCCGTGTGGCTCAAGTCGTTCTTTAAGTACGCCGCGCGCAGCCGATCGGCGACAAGCGGCCAAACGTCGGATTTGAGTTTCGAAGGAACGCGAACAAGATCAGCCAAGGGCCACCCAATAGAACGTGCGATCGGCCAACGAGTTATTCGCGTGGGTGATGGTGAAGTGCTGCTTTCCGACCGAGGAGACGAAGCAGCCGCCACCCGCTAGCTCTGCCGCCGCGTGCGCACTGGCGGGAAACATCAGGACCGAGCACTGAGCGGCGCAGTTGTCTGCCTTCACCACCGTGGAGGCAGCACCCGGCGCGAGAGTCACCTTGCCGGCCGCGTTTGAACGGCCGTTCAAAACCGCCTGGATCGCCAGGGCGAATTTCGCCAGATCCTTTTCGGACGTTGAGACGCTGTAGCCGCTCATCGCCGCCCCGTCGGTTTGTAGCTCTCCGGCTCAATGCCGTTGATGAACGTCCAGGACTGCCCCGCCGGAATGCGGCATTTGATCCGTGCATAGCGCGTATCGAGCAGCATGTTGCAGATGCCGGACACCGGATGCAGTGCGCTTTCAGAAGTCGCCACCGGCACCTGTTGGAGATTTTCGCGCCGAAGTGCAGAGGCATAGATCGTGGGCGCGTCGGACACCGGACGCACACCGCGTTTCTCGCTCACCCGCCGGCCATCAGTGCCAAGCTCGGAAGTCTGCAACGTCGCCTCAAGGTTCGGGCCGCGGAAGAACGCCATGCAATGTGCGACGTCGAACGCGGATAGCTCAGGGACGATTGCACCCTGAAAGCTGTCTAGTGACTGCGTCATTGCGTCCAGGTTAGGAAACAGCGAGCCGAGCGCTTCAAGGGTGATACCCGGTTGAGAGATCTGTGACAGATACTCCCCCGAGAACCGAGCCGGCGCGAACCTATCTAGCGCGGGGTCATAGATCAGCGCTTTGTCGAATTGATTGGCAACTCCGTTGACTGATTTGTAAACCCAAATCACGCGCGATGAGCGCGGGTCGGTCCTGCCCATGAACATCTGCGGCGCAGATGCATCTAAGTCTGTGAAGAACGTTCTATCTACTCGCTCGCGCCCGATCGCAACCGGAGTGCCGCCGGGGTCGACCCGATGAAATCCCTTGAGCGAGTAGAAATAGACGGTCGAGCCCGAGCGCACCAAGCTTAGCGGCCCATAGATGCCAAGCTCCTCCGCAATCTTCTCGATCTGAAATACGCGCGGGTCACCCGGAAGGTAGATCATGCGCCGGATAATGGTGTCCTGCAGAATGACGCCCGTTTCTCCCCCGGCGACGCCACGGCAAAACCCGCCGTCAGGGAAGTCCTGATAATCGCTCGAATTGATACCGGGCGTCCACGAATTCGGGCCGTTCACATCATTGAGCCCAGACCATTGGGCCCGGTTAGGGTTAGTCAGTAATCCGGTCAGCACAACAAACCGGCCGACGACGCCCGCATATCGCGCCTGCGGCGGATTGCCGGCCAGATCGGCGAAAGCAGACGAAGTCGAAATGTCGAACACCTGCGGGACGACGTTCGCCTGCACCGCGACAACCAGATTGTTGAACTGGATGAAGCCCCATTGATCCTGCTGCGGGATCGCCGGGTAAGGCCCGCCCGCCTTTGACACCTTGGCCCAGGTGAAAGCGGTGTTGTCGAGCCTAAACAGGTCCGTTGCGGTCGCGGCGAATACCACTACAGAGCCATCGGACTTATAGGCAGCGAATCCACCTCGCGCCTGCTCGCCGAGCGAGGCCGATATCGCCGAAAGCGATGGAAATGGCCCGTATCCGTCGCCGCGTGGCACAGCGTTCATGATGCCGCGCTGTGTCGCAGCCTCATAATCGGACACGTCTGGCCGATACTCGCCGAACGGTATCAGCGGCATTAGAAATCCCGCCCACAGGTTCGCAGCGTCGGTGAGAGCCGGCGGGATGTTTCAGCGTCGAGCTTCGCTCGGTGCGCCGGGATCTGCGCTTGCATTCGCGCGGCGCCCTCGTCGTCTTCAAGGGCGTTGGCGTAAAGCAACATCTTCGCGTGCGCGCGAATGAGCTGCTCGGCCTCGTTGAGCCAAGGGCTGCTATCCGTCGGCAACGCCAGCGCCGGCAACCGATAATGCATCAGCGGCCGGATCGTGAACGCCGCGATCGGCACCGGCCACAGCAGCAGTTGCGCATCCGCAAAGGTGTAGTTGGTCGGGCGGCCCGGCGCCGTGTTCACGCCCGAGATCAGCCATTCGGCCTCGTCCGCATCGACCCAATCGAGGAAGAATCCGGAGGCGCCATCTTTCAGAAACAGGCCGTCGAATTGGATAGCGTCGGGGATCTCGGCGAGCGCGGCCGATCCGTAAGCTTGCTGTCCGGCGACGGTCGGGAAAGTCTTGGAGCGTGTGACGTTGAACCAGAAGCGATCGTGCGCGTAGTGGTCAACTGCGTCGAGGATTGCGCTTTGCGCTTGGCTTGCGAGGTCGCTTCGCGTCAGATCGTCCGCGATCCGATCCAGCATCGTTTGCAGCGTCTTTGCCATTGGTCACCGGCGGCGGATCAGGATGGGTTGAAACTGCGGGCGGCGGCTGATCGCTCAGAACAGCAGCCGCCCACGCGAAGTGGAGCCAAGCGCCGAACACAGGCCTAGAGGTCGTTGTCGCAGACGTACTTGATGATGACGACCGCCTTACCAGCAGTCGCAGCGGTGCCGGTCTGTGAGTAGGTCGCATAGACCTGCTTCGGCACGGCGAGCGGACCGAGCGCGGCACCGGTGGGCTTGACGTTCTGGGTCAGCCCGGCGGTGCCCTCGGTCACATCGGCTGCAGCCACGATGTTGTCGGGTGCATCGCCGACGGTACCGACGGTCAGAACGTTGGTGGTTCCCGCGTTGAAGGGCGTAACCACTACAACGTCGGTCCCGATCATCACCGCACCGTCCGGGAGCCATTGCTTGTTGACGCCGCCGGCAATGCCTGGATCGTTGTAACCCACCGCGAAGCGCAGATAACCGACCTGTTGGGTCGAATTCTTGCGACCTTGAGACATTGGAGCCCTTTCTAAAGGCGTTTGAGCGAGAGGAAGGACGGCGGCGCCAGATCATGGCGCCGCCACGACGCCTCAGTGGGCGACCGCGTAGGTGGTGGCGACCAGTGCGCCGAAGTCCTGGCCGTTGAAGGCAGACTTCTTGATGCCCCACACGGTTTGCGCCGAAACGCCGAGTTCGCGTTCGTAGTCGAACAGCTCTTCGACCCACTTGAAGTGGGAGCCCTTCGCGTACTCCTTGCCGAAGCCGACCAAACCGGCCTGCGCACCGCACATCACGGCGCGGCGGGTATTCGGCTGCACCGCACCGGCATTGGAAATGCCGTTCGGCAGCCGCACCCATTCGTGCAACACGACGTCGTTGTACTCGCCGAGCGCGCCAGTATAGATCGGCGACTTATCGCCGACGCCGCCCGCAAGCGCTGCCTTCTGGATGTCGAGCCACTGGCCGGCGCCGGTGTTGTTCCGCATGTCCGTCACCTGGAACGGGTGCAGGAACATTACGTACTTCTTCTTGCCGCCGACCATGAACGGGCGGATCAGCGGCGAAGCGAGCTTCGCGCGCTCGACCATCGCGTCAACGCACTTGAGATCGAAGATCGCCGTATTGTCGCCGTTGATCGTGGCGTCGTCGGTCGCACCGCCCTTGCGCCAGAAATTGGTCGGCGCCGTGATCGCGTTGTTGCCGGTGTAGCGCGGATCGACGACTAGCGTATTTCCGGCGAGGTGGTTGGCCATGCAGGTGTCGAAGCGATTGGCGAACCAGTCGGTCAGACCTTCCTTACCCTCGTTCCGCAGGTTGAACGGCACGCGCTGCGCGTCGATCGAACCCTTGTTCTTCACGCGCACGGCGTGCATCAGCTCGTTGATGGTCAGCTTGTCGCTGTAGGTCGAAAGGCTTTCTTCGTTGCCCTCCTGGGTCTGGCCTTCCGTGGTGCCGTCGCCGGAGAGCTGGACACGGAGGCCGACGGTCACCTGATCGCCGGCGTTCTGATCCAGCTCGGTCTTTACCTGGATCATGTTGTTCGAGCCCTCGCCCATGAACTTCCCGAAGAAAGTCGGCTTGAGAGCTTCCGCGTTGAGCTTCTTCGCCCAAAGCTTGTTGGAAAGCGTGTTGTTAACCCCGTAGCTGGTCACGGTCATATCGCGCCCCGATTAACGTTGAATTCGGTGTGATGGATTGCGCGCGTGACGCCGCGTGCGAGCGCATCACCGAATTTGTTCGCCTTCGGAGCGGGCTAGGCGGATAACGGACCGCCGGCCGAAACGCACAATTGAGGTTTGCGCGGGACCTTTGCTCCCTGGGGTGGAGCGAAGCGGATTAACCGCCCATCAGTCGGCGGGCCTTCGCCGGGTTCTTCTCGCACCACGCCTCGAATTCATCCATCGGCATGGAAACGAGGCGTTCGGCAGTCATGTCATCACCACCAAGCCCGCCGCCGGCGCCGTTGAGGCTCTTGTTCGCGGCCTGCCCGCGTTCGATCGCTTCGAGACGTTCGGCCCCGCTGGGAGCCGCTGCCCCTTTGCCCGGCTCATCCGCCTTCTTCGGCGCATAGCCGCGCTGCTTTGCGAGCGCGTAGATCAATTCCGCCGGACTCTTGCCCTTCGACATTGCCATTTGCGCGATGGCGATTTCGTCGGCTTGGAGCGCCTGTCCCAATTCCATGCCATCGTAGCCGATCGCCTGCAACTCAGCCGCGCGCGAACCTAGCAGATGGTTATAGGCATCCATGTAGTCGGGCGAGGTTTGCACAAAACGCGCCGCGTCTGCCTTGTAGTTATTCACGAAATTTGCGTGATCGTCGGCGGCCTTCTTCGCGGCGGCATCGCTCTCAAGGCGCTTCGTGATCGCGGCGACGGCACCGAAGATGTCTTCTTCCGGATTCGGGACCGCTCCGACGTCTGGCGTCCCGTCAGCGCCAGGCGCCGCGGCGCCGGCTTGGTCACCAGCCTTGAGCCGATCGAGGACGGAGAACTTGCCCTTGAACTCGGCGATCTGCCGTTCCGCCTCGCGCAGCTTTGCGTCGAGATCCCGGCGCCGGGTCCGTTCTTCGTGCAATGCGGACAGCGGCACGGTTTTGCCCGCCGCCTCGCCGCCCTTGCCATCTCCGCCATCCGCCGGCCCGTCGGCGCCGAGCTCGCCACCTTCGCCAGCACCAGCGCCTACAACCGGATTGCTTTCGACGCTTTCCCCATCGCCGGGGATCGCGCTCTCACCGCCCGTTGCGAAGAACTGTTCTTCTTCTGCCGAGAGACCAGATCCAAACCCCTGTTCGCCGTCCAACATTCAATCACCCTTTCGCCGATACGGTCGGCAACCGATTTGCGCGGATCGCCGCGCGCGTTCCCGGATGATCCGGGCTAGGATGCGAGCAGAAGAAGTGCTTCTTCGTCCCGCCTCTTTCGTGCTGCACGCGCCGCGGCCACAGCGGCGTCCGTGCGTTGTTTTTGGATGGCCGCCAGATCGACCGCAGGACCGGCCGGAGCGACCAGCGGTCGCGCCAGGGGCCGCAACACCGGCGCCGTTCGCCGATCGACGGGCGGCGGAACGGTGCGCGTGATTTTGGCGAGTTGCTTCGCCCGCTCGATCTCAAGCAGCAGATGCCCGATGCCGCCCTGCTGGAATTCGTAATCGAAACCAGTCCGCGAGAGATCCGCATCCGAAAACGTAAGCGAGAACAGTCCGCCGGGGGATGCTTGCGTGAGCTGAACCGTTGCCGGCGAGCCAGATAAGATGAAAGCGCCGGTCGCGCCCATCTGCACGACAGTCTGCGGTGCGGCGTATCCTGTTAGAGCGAATGAACCAGCCTTGAGGTTATCAATCGACGTGCTGATTTCGGGATAGCCTGCGAGCGCATAGTGTCCGGCCTGCGCCGCCTCGGTGATCTGGAACGAGACAGCCAGTCCAGACAGAGTATAGGACCCGCTCGCGAGCGCTGCGCCGATCTTGAAAGTTGCAGGAGTTCCGGTCAGCCCAAAGTTGCCGCGCGTCCTCGCCGCCGAGATCGAGGCCGTAGCCGGCGAGCCGGTGAGTGCGAATACACCCGCTTCCGCTGAAAGCGTCGTGGTGATCGCGCCACTCTGTCGGATCTGTCCGACTGCAAGGCGCCCAAGTGCATCGAAGCCAAGAAGCGACATTTAGCTACCGTAAAACTCATCAACGATGATGACGCCACTGCCACCAGGACCGCCGGGCGTCCCTCCAGCTCCGGCAGCACCCGCGGCGCCACCGGGACCAACGGACCAAGGATATGACGCATCTGGCGAACTAATCAGAAGATCCAGCCCGCCACCTGCACCACCGCCACCGCCGTGATTGATACTTGCGCCGCCGGCACTACTTGAACCGCCGCCGCCTCCACCGCCGGTGTTTGGAGCCCCCGCGTATCCGCTCGTACCAGCGCCAGCGCCGCCGCCGCCGCCTCCGAACATGGAGGACCCGCCTTGCCCGCCGTTGAAATAACCGCCTGACGCCGGGGCTTGCGCGCCGCCTGAGCCCGTCGCACCTGTGATCACCGCTCCAACTGCGCCAGATGCAATCGTTCCTCCACCGCCGGCGCCGCCGGCATTGACCGTTGCGGCGCCCTTGCCACCCTTTGCAACATGAGATCCGAATGTAGTATCGCCACCGTCGGAACCAGCGCCGCCGCTCGTTGAAGCGCCGCCCCCCATCCCTCCGCCACCGCCGCCGCCTTGCCTAACATTTATCCACTTAACCCCGGCGGGTCGATAGTACGTCCCTGATCCGCCAGTAAGAACCGTCCGCGTTGGTGGTACGAAGATGTTGGCATGCGCCTGCAGCTTTTGTGCTGACGTCAGAGACATCGCAGAATTGAACGAGAACAGGTCCTCTGCCAGAGCGACAATCGCGACTTGAGGCGCGGCGGAGAAGTTTATCTTGGCGGTGTTACCTGCGGAGTTGAACAGTACGACGGAGCGCGTCAAAACACCGGTCGCTGAGTTGTAGATTCCAACACCAACTTCCCATTGCGAAAGATCGGTATTCTCGGCGCGGTAGCTGTATTGCGCGCCGTTCACCATGCCCGCCGCGCCGGGGCCCTGATATCCGACAACCGCGCTCGAATACGCCCAATCTGATGTGCCGCCAGACGTTGAATTAAACCTGCAAACGTCTGCGATGGAGGAAGGAGCACCCATGCGTGCTTACTGGAACTGGATCAGGCCGTTAACCTGATCGAGATTTTCAAGGAAGTTGTTCCCGTTGGTGATGATTACCGGGGCACCATAGTCGTACCATCCAATCAGGTTCCCGGCCGCCGTCGTCTTGTTGTAGATAATCGAATATTGGAACGTGGCGATCGAGCCGCTATTAGCGGTCCACTGCACCGGAGATAGAACGAGCTTATAGAGCCCGCTCGTCTGACCGGAGGACACACGGTTCGCGATGATGCCGCCAGCGGTGTAGCCATTGCCTGGGGCGATTTCGGTGATGTCGGCCTTGACCTTGTTGGTACGCACCGGCGCGACATTCGACAGCATGACTGCGATATCATCGGCGCCAAGGTGATGCACCTTGTGCATCGCGTCCTGCCCGAACTGATCGAATTTGTTGAAAGCCGCCATCTCTTACCCCTGTTGCATGGGCGCGATGCCCACGATGTCGCCTTGCTCGTTTCGGATGAGCTGTTTCGGCGCGTTCATCGCCGCCGCCAGCGTGTTCATGTCGCGGCGCATCTCGGCGAGGAACGACATGATCAGCGCCGCTTGACTGCCTTCCTGGCCCTGCATCTGGACAGGCTGACCATCCGGCCCGACACCGACGAACGGCGCCGTCAGGCCGTCCATCACGGCCTTGTGCCGGGCGTGCTCGATATCGGCATCACGCTTGGCCGCCGCCTCTTGGCGGATGCCATCGACGCGGGCCGCTGTCAGAGCCTTGTGGCCCTCAATGTCCGCTTGTTGCTTGGCCTGGGCGAACTGCAATTCGGCGTCGCGCTTCTGCTGCTCCGGGTCGCCGCCCTGCTGCGCCTGCTGGATGCTGTCAGAAATGTCCTTCTGCGCCGAGGTAGGAAGCGGCGAGTATTTGAGCAGAGCAAGCCACGTCGCCGGCGGAAGCATCTTGCCGATCACCGGGAGGATCTGTTGCAGCATCGCCCAGGTGGCCTCCTTCTGGTTGGCAGAAGTCGGCGCCTCATCAACGATGACGTCATAGCCCTGCGCGGTATCGTCGGCGTAGGCCGACCGCACCAACTGGACATATTGCGCGTTTTCCGGCCCCTCGATCTTCACCAACCGGCCGTCTGATAGATAGTTCTCGATCAGGTAGAGCAGGACGCGGCCCTGCTCTTTCCGATAGCGCCGGAGCCCGTCAAACAGGGGCTGCATCAGCGTCATGACAGCTTGCTTGCGCTGGAGATCGAGCGCGGCCGCCTGTCCCGATCCGGTCTGCATCCCGACCGCTTCCAGGTTGATGCCGGACACTCGCCCCATCGCACCGAACGCGAACTGCATCAGCTCGAACGAGCCCTGCGGGAATTGAGCCGACGGCTTCGCCATCATCTTGGGGTTTTGCCCCAGCGCTCCGGGCTTGAGGAACGTCACCTGATCCTGTTTCGCCCAGCTTTCCGCGCCGGCGTCGTCGTCGTCGAAGAACTGGCCCCGCTCGACGGCAATGCCGCCCTTCGCAGTGCTGTTCATGATGTGCATCGTCTGCATCAGCCACTTGTTGGCCCAGCGAGACGGGTCTTTCATCGCCCGCACGACGCCGAAGAACGTGTTGCGGTTGCGATCGCGCTTGCCGGTCATGCATTGGAAGGAGAAACGCCCCCTCACCGGCGCGTCACCGATTTCGAGCAGCACATTGCCGAGGTACGCTTGCCGATAGACCTTGCGGGTTTGCTTCACGGCCTTTGGCATCGGGGCGCCGGCGACCTTCATTTTTTTGCCGAGATCGCGGTACTCCTCCTCATCCAGCGTCAGGATGTTCTGCCCGGTCTGGTCGAAGGGATCGAGCACCAACCAGCAGGGTACGCGCTCGATCCATTGAGCGCGAACGAGCGTCACGCATTCGTCGTCGGCGTCGCGGTCTCCGCTCTGCTCCTTGTCGTAGTGGCGGCCGTCGTTTTCGTGCGGCGTTCCATCGGCGTCGCGATCATCGACCCAGGAAGCGTTGTAGTCTTCATCGGCGAACGGGCTATCGGGATCTCCGGGGCACAGGGCGCGGGCCTCGTCCAGCGTGATATTCCGGCGGATCTGGAATTGCCGACGCCGATCGATAAGGTTGCGCTTCTTCGCCGAGCTGTCCCACACCATTTCGAGCGGATCGACACGCTCAATCTTTGGATCGCCTTGCGGGTTGTCCTCATAGTCGAGCCGGGTTTCCGTCCACCCCATGCCGCAGACGACAAGATCGCGGAAGGCGTCGCTTTCCTCATCCTCCGCGTCGCACTGATCGCGGAACCACATCGCCGCCGACGTCAGAAGCTCGTTCTTCTTCACGTCGCCTGCGTTGCGCGGGATGAACTGGACTTCCTGGCGGTTGGCAACCTCTTGCCCGGCCACGCTATCAACGTAGGTGCCGACCTGGTTAAAGATCACCACCGGGCGCCGAAGATCTTGCAGCGCCTGTTTGTCTTCCGCAGTCAGCTGCTCGCCGGCCTCGAAATCGAAGTCTTCGCGGGCCTCGCGACGCCAGCTGGTTTGCCCCTCGCTGTCATAGTCGCGCTTGAACCAGCCCTTGAGCTTGCGGAACAGCGCGTCGGCATCGCCTACCCGTTTGCGCGCGGCCGATTCCGAACCGCGCGCGTCGTTGTCCTGGTCAACGTCGATCATCCGTCAGCTCTCCAGCTTTGCGGCGCGTGGCGTCACCGTGACGTCACCGGTGACGGCGTCCGAACCGTCACCGTCGAGAAATTCAAGCGTCACCACGCCATCGCGGCGGCCAACCAGCCGATACGCGCGGCCGACCTCACCGAGCCCGAGGAAGCGGAACACGTCGAATTCGTATCGGACGCCGCAAATCTCGAACGTCCCGGCTTCGCGATCGACCGTCACCGCCATGTCGTCGTCGATCGGCTTGCGCTTGTTCCAGGGCTGGAAGCGCCGCAGGCTGGCAACAGACGGCCAGGAGCCATCGAACGTCAAAGCCCTGTCATCAATCGAGACGAGCGCTGGAGGCTTTTCCAGCGGCCATTCGATCAGCTCGAACACGTCGAGCGCGTCGCGGCCAAATTCCGCGAGCAATCCGCGCCAGACATAGACGCGCATCGCCGCGAGGCCGCCCGGCTGCGACGTCCGGCTTGAGAAGACGGCGACGCGAAAATGCTCTTGCGCCTGCTTCATGAAACGCCACGCGCCCGGCACCGGTGGATCAGGGATTACATCGGCGCCCTGCCATCCGCTCATGTAGCTGTGCAGCACGCCGTCGAAATCGAGACACAGAACAGGCTTACTCATGCCGCCATCCACGATCCGCCGCCGCCTGAGTTGCGCCGCCCGCTGTACGGTTGCCGCGGCGGCGGCGCCCCGTTGGGTTGGTCGTAGTGGATTGCCATCAGGCCGAAGCCGTCGGAGCCGTGAGAACTCCAATCGTGGTTTGGGCCGAGGCCGATGTTGCGATCATCGTTCGATCGCTTTTCGTGGTACCAGCCGAGCGCGTCGCGCCCCGCTTCCGTCGTTTCGGCGTTGAACCAGACCCGCGGGAAGTGCCGGCGAGCCGTTTCGATCCGCGCGGCGGCGGCGCCGGCGCCCTGGTTCGGGATCACGATCACATCGAACCCGGCTTCACGCAGCGCGCTTTCGTAGGACGTGGCGTGCACCTTGTCGGTCTGCGCGCCGTCGTGCGGCAGAACGACCAGCGCCTTGCCCCAGCCGCGTTCCCGCATCCACGCAACGTGCGTCGCGAGCGGCTGGCCCTGCGCCTCGTAGTAGTCGAGGACGTTGATCCGCTGGCCGACGAATTGAACAATCCAGATCGCCGCGGCGTCCGCCTTGGCGCCGGCACCGCCGATATCGAGATAGGCGCGCACCTGCATGAGCGGATCGAGGGGGACGAACGTAATCCGCCCCTGCTCTTTCGCCTGCGTCAGTGCCTTCGCGTAATAGGCGCCGGCCACCACGGAGCGATACTCGCCCTCCCACACCCAACCGTATTGGTCGGGCCGGTTCGCCTTGTCGTCGAGCCGCGTGCGATTCAGGATCTCCGGGAAATAGGGGTTATCCCGCCAATTCAACTCAACGATTTTCGCGCCAGCCGGCGGGTTTTCGCGAAAGCGCTTGTTGGTCGCGCTCGCCTTCCGGTCCGGATTCCAGGTCAGCCAGATTTCCGACCCTTCTTCGCGCACGGTCGGGATTGTGATGTTCCAAGCTTCATCGGAGACCGGCTCCGCCTCATCGACCCACAGCAGCCGAATGCGCGCTTTTGACTTGATGCTGTCTAGATTGTGCCGCAATCCGACGAAAACGAAGATGATCCGCCTACATTTCGTCCGAATGTACGTGTCGCCGACGTCGTAACGCTCTGCGAGCCACGGCGTCGAGAGGATCGCCGCTTTCACCTCCGCGAACGAGCTGTCAGCGAGCGAGTTCATGAACTCGCGGCCGCAGACAATCACGCCATCCATGCCGGCCTGCGCGAAGTCGATCCCACGCACAGCCGACATCTTGGCGAACGTGCGGGTTTTACCCGAGCCACGCCCGCCCCAGGCGCCGCGGTACATCGCCTCTCCCTCGAACACCGGGACGAGCTTAGGAGGCATCAGAATTTGCGGGCAGCTTCTATCCATCGGCGCGGTTCGCCGGATGATTGGGAGGGAACGGCGCCGCGACGAGCTCGACCCGCTTAATCGTCTCGGTCTTCAACGGCCCACCGTCCGGCCCGCTGTACTCCGACCTGTCGGCCAAGCCGAGATCGCGCGCGATGATTGCCGGGTTGAGCAGTTCGGCCGAGGCACCCTCGAACTTCTGCGTCCTGATCACGTCATCGACGCGCGCACAGATGTCAACAAAACCATCCCGCGAGCGATATTCCGACCACGCCTGACGCGAGATATCCAAGAAGATGCAGAGCCCTGAGATGGTCATGGCCCGCATCTTGGGAAGCTCGATCGTCTGCGGACCGTCCTTAGAGCCGAACGCCTTGGTTTCGAGCAGAGGATTGTCCTCTACCCAGGCGAAATACTCGCAGCAGGCCATCCAGAGTTCGTTCGGGACCTCGAACACGGGCTTTCGACCGTGCGAGCTTCTGGCTTCCCAAAACCTGTTGCCGAGAGGAGCAGCCATAGCGGATCAGCGCACCTGACCGGGCTTAACCGCCCGAGCGTGCTTGTGCTTCCTCGCACCGAGCGTGAGGGATACGACGCAGAGGAACACGGCCAGTGCCACGGCGAGCGAAATCACCACGTCGACCAGCACCGCCCCGGGCTTCAACATGAAGCCAGCCCACAGCCAGGACATGGTCAGCCCTCCAGGTCGTTGGTGTACTGGCCGATGAGCGACAGGAATTCGTCACCCTCGGCGTGCACCTTGTCGGCGAGTCGGCCGAGCGCCTGGACGCCCTGCAGTTGCTTGGCGAAGCCCTCGCGCATCTTGTCCATGTGCGCGGCCGTGAGATCTTCCAACGTGCGCCTGTGGCCTTCCATCAGCTCGCGAAGAGACTGACCGGCCGCGCCGGCTCCAGTGACGGACATTGCACCCCCTTGAGGTTGGACGTCGGCCGCAGCCGACTTCTCAGGAATCAACGAGACCGACGGGAGCTTGATCGCCGCGCGAATGGCGTCCTCAATGTCGGCGTCAGAAGCGCCATTCGGCACCGACGCGGAATAGGACGAGGTCCCTTCCCCCCAGCGCAGCAGGATTCGGCCGCCGTCGATGTCGTCGATGTTCATGGTCAGACTGGAAATGCCGGGAACATCAGCGAGCCGCGTTTTAAGATCAGCAATCGACATGCGCCCCCGCGAAGCTGGTTTGCGGCTCTCTCTCCGCCCGTCACGCCGCTCTTAGGCCGCTACCCTGTACGTGGCGGGTTTCGTGGGCCACCGCTGACGTTTCGCGGATTTGTGCCGGCGCATTGCCCCGCCGGCTGGGCCTACTAACCGGATCGTCCCGCGCGTCCCGTCATGTGCGGCTTCTCGCGCAGTCCCCGGCATTCGCCAGAAATTCGGCATCACCCCTTTACGAACGAGGCCCGGCACAGCGGCGTGAACGCTGCACCGGGCCTCGCCGAGCCCCCACCCCAGGAAGTACGCAACCACACACCAGATCGGCCATCCGGCTTTGCAGAGCGCCGCGGCGCCGATCAGGCGCGATCATCAATCCGCAATTCGCCGCTGCGCCGCAACTACTAACCGAGCGCGGCGCAGTGGAGAGGGTGAATAACAACTACGCAACACGAACTAGGCCGCCTCACCGGGCCGCGAGCGCGACCCATCCGGAGCGATGCCGTATTTCGCCAGCAGTTCAGCCGGGATCGTGCAACCAAGGCTCCCCGGCTCCGGACAAGGCGCATGACGCGACCACACGCCGAACCGCGCGAATTGCGCGAGCGCCTGTTCAACCGTCATTCCGCCGCCGTCGATCGCTTGCAGCGCAGCAACCGCGGCGTGATCAGACCAGCGTTGTTGATTGAGCCATGTCTGTGCCTGCGGAATGAACCGCGTCCCGATGTTGCCGCGCGCCGTTTCATCGCTGGCGAGTTTGCGCGCCGCGTCGATCAGCGTTTGAGGATCGAGACCCGTTCTCACAAGGGCCTCGAATTTCGTTTCCGCCGGCTTGCGCGGGTTTGGACCGTCGCGCCGCGGGTACGCCTTCCAGAACTCATCGAACCGAGAAGGCGCACGCGCCGGGCGATCGGACGCGATCGACCGAGAATCTCTCTTCTCTGTCTCTGCTTCTGTTCTGTTCTGCACCGTCTCGGTGACGTCACAACTTCCGTCACCTGTGACGTCACATCGACCGTCACCCGTGACGTCACTTGCAACGTCACCACCGGAGGCCTTCGCCGCTCGCTGCTTGTCACGGTGACGGCGCATCCGTTCGGCCGAACTGTCGGACTGGTACTGCCGATCGCCCCAATTGTGCGGGACGAACGCCCCGCCTTCGATCGCATCCAGGAGCCCCGCGGCGACCAGGGAGGCGAGCATTTCCGCCGCCTCGCCTTCTCCCATCCGGAGCGCGAAAGCCACATCACCGGCCGCCGGGACGGCGCCGCCACCCTTTGAGGCGACGCACAGCACCGCAACCCAATGCCACCGCAGGGCCGGCGGGAGCCGCATCACTTTCGGGTCGTTAATCACGTCGTCATACATTCGAAACCAACGGCTCACGCAGCCACCTTCCGCGGCTTGCCCCGCGGCCCCTGTCTAAATCTCAGTTGTACGCAAGCACTCCGGCGACCATGCCGCCGGGCAGATTTCGAGCCGGTCCAGCTCTGCGGCCAGGATCTCGACGGCGCGCATCCGCGACACGACGGACGCCCGCACGATCTCCCGCCCGGATTGCGCCACCAGCTTGAATTCGTCGACGCCGGATCGCGTCACGATCACCTGAACGGCCGCTTTCATTCGGCGGCCTCTATCATCGGCCGCAATGCTGTGCGCGCGATCGACAAAAGCACATCCCGGAACGCTACGGGTGTCGCAGCTCTAATCGCCGCCTTGTTCTTACCGCCAATGTAGGCCATGACACCCGAGCGCCTGGCCTTCTGGTAACCGTGACGCTCAAGAGCGATTGGTGAGAGCCGCTGAGGCGACGGCCCCCAAACCAAGTCAGGAAGATCCGTGCGAACTGCATAGAGCCAAGTTGCCTTGCGTGCCATGTGGCCGTAATGCCCTTGCTCAACGTGGCACGTGAACCCGCCGAAGCTGTCAGCCATCACCCAGCCACCGGCCTGCGGCGGCGTATCCAAGCCAAACCATCGCCAAGCACTGGAGTGCGCCGGGTGCTCGATCACGCCACCGAAGTTACGGACTGAGGTCAACGCCGCGGCGAAGCATCCGCTGTCTTGCCCCAGCTTGAATTGATGAGGCTTACGTGGCGATCCATGCCAGTATCTCCCCCAGCGCTCGCACGGCGGATGCGCGACAACCGGATGCGGGCCAGCGTAGCACCTCGCATCACGCCAGATGTCCCAAGGATCGACGTCTGGAATGCCAAAATAGCAGCCATTCCGTTCGACGAAGAGTGCGGCAATCATCAGCGATCCAGCCCATCCCGGAGCCGCGCCAGCCGGTTGGCCACGTCGCTTTCGCGCACAGTCTCCGAGACGGATAGCTTGCGGGCGATGTCATAGGTATCGAGCCCGCTTTTCCAGAGCGCCAGGATTGCGCCGTCAATGACGACGTCAAGGTCCTGCGATGCCTCGCCGAGTTCGAGCGTCACCGGTCGCATCTACCCGCCCCCGGATTTGATAAGATCGGTCAAGGACCGAATATCCGCGGCAAGCCGAGAACTCTCGCCCAGCTGTATTGAGACGGCATCGACATAGCTCGGCACAGTTGCATAGTGCCGGCGCGCGCCGAACTTCTCCGAGATCGCGGAGTTACAGTAGTCTGTCAGCATTCGGCATAGATAGATCGCTACCGCTCTCGCGTGGCGCACGTGACGTTCACGCCGCTTCCCGGTCAGATCATCGACGGTCAAATGATAGAAGCGCGCCACGACCCGCTGCACCCGCTCAATCGAAGGGTAAGCAACAGGCCGCGCATCCTCGTCGTTCTCATCGCCCCCTCTGACTTCCACGGGCAAGACAGCGAGCTCGGCGATCTTCGCGCGAAGTTCGGCTATTGCCGCCGCCAACTTTCCTCCGTCCTTTTGCAGCTTCTCGACCTTGCGAACCGCGTACAGGATGGTTGTATGGTCGCGACCGCCGAAAAAACTACCGATGGCCGGCAGGCTCAAATGCGGACACGTATCGCTAACGAGGTACATGGCGACATGGCGAGGGATGATCAACGTTGCGGCTCGCCGCGACCCGCGAAGCTCACCAACCGTTGGCCCGAAGTAGTTGGCAACGACGGAGACGATCTCGCGCGCATAGAGCGATCGAGGCTCAACCATGACGGCTTGTCGCGCCTCAGAAAGATTCACCCGCGCCGGACTAGCCGACGCGGGGAGCAAGGCCGCCGGCACCACTGCCGGCGCATCGATCGTCGGCGCCGCAGCGGCGACGGCCGGCGCGAGCGCCGCGGCTCTTGCCGCGATGCTCTCGTGAAACCGCTTTCGCCGTTCCGCCGCCTTGAGTTGAGTTTCAGTCAGCATCCCGCACGCCCCCACGTGCAGGACTTTTGTTAGATGCCGGAGCAATCTCCGGCGCTAGACTGACCGCGCAGGAGGCTAACCACCCGCTCAAGCCTAGCAATTTCATCGCGATATAGATTCGCACCGTCCGCCGCATTAACCCCACCAATCAGGTTTTCGAAGTGTGATGCCAGCTCGGACGCGCTCTTTTGCGCCCGAACGATTTGCGCGGCCCTGCGGACATCACGCGCGGCGTGATGCTCCGGATCAGTTATTTCCCCGTACCAAAGCGATTTGATCGCCCGGTAAGAGACCGTCTCCCCTGTCGTCCCGAGTACCCGCTTGACCGCCCTGGGCACTCTGGAAAGCCAACTCTGGCGCGTGTCGCCCCACGTTCGAGGGCCTGCTAATTCAGCTATTTCTTCACGCATGGTTCACGCCCCACCCGGAACACTTTTCCAACATCTGGAATCCTCACGGCTCAAATTCATCCCATGAGGAACGCACATAACGACAACGAGCCCTTTACCTTCCGACCGATCGGCGCGGTTGCAGCCGCGCTAATCGATCGCCTTGCATCACAGCAGAACCAGAAACGGCCAGATGAAGAACGCGAACCCGACGGCGCAGAGAAGCAGCGCACCGAAGCAGAGCAGAAACAGCACCGCGAATACGTCGAAAGCGGCTTGCAGCGGATCTCCGCGTTCGAGCGGCGAGCGCGCGGAGACTGACGCGCGCATGGCCGAACTAATCCGCTCGTTCTGGACGCCGCACGCGAGCGGCTTGAATAAGTGCGGTGGTTGATTGCCTTGTAGGGATGCAATGTCTTCGCGCCGCCCATCAACGGACGCGAACCCGACGGAAGCCCCAGGCAATCTTTCTGGAAACCGGCCCCACCGCTGGCCGACCGGATCACCCTCCGCCGGGTAGTCCGAATTTGGATACGTGGTCACGCCGCGCTCTCGGAAGTAACGAGCTCGTCGAAGAACTCAGGGCAGAGTTGTTCGCGGGTGACGCGACGGTTCAGGCCGCGTTCGATGGCGAGCGCCATTCTCGGGCTCACCTTTCCGCGCCATTTCGCCTTGTTGATAGCAACCTGCGAGTAGCCGCTCAGAGCGCCGAGCTTTGCTTCTGAACCGGCAATGTCGATTGCTTGTTCGATCGGAGATTTCTACAATCATGCGGGCATCAGATAACATTTGTTATCGGAATGCAAGCACTAAAGTTATCGAGACCAGCAATAACTGCGGTTATATATTCTCTTGCATGGAACCCGGTAACATCATCCGCCAAGCGAGAGAGCAAAAAGGCTGGTCCCAAAAGGATTTGGCGGACCGGGTTGGCATTTCTCAGCCGGCCATTCGGAAGATTGAGGGCGGCTCGACGGTCAAGTCAAAGCATCTGCCGAAGATTGCGCAGGTGCTGGGCCTCGATCTGCAGCATCTCGACGAATCGCTTGATCAGCTCACCAACGTGGAGAGCCAGGCGTTTTCGAGCACCGGAGATGTGAACCACCACCGACCAGCGTCGGGCATCCTGGAAATCGACGTGCGCGCCGGCATGGGCGGCGGTGGGAGCGTCGAGGGTCGCGAAGTCGTGCATAACGGCCGCTACAGCGACCCGGTGAAAGAGGAAGCATGGCACTTCCCGGCCCGTTTCCTTAGGGAAGAATTGCGGGCTCCGGAGAGCCGCGTTCAGATCCTCGAGACCCAGGGCGACAGCATGGCGCCAACGATCCTTTCGGGCGATCGGGTTATTATCGACACCGGCCACCGCCTGCCCTCTCCCGATGGGATTTACGCGATCCGCGACCGGTTTGGCGCGATCGTCGTGAAGCGGTTGCAGGTGCTACGCCGCGGCGAGCCGCCAACTATCCGGGTCATCTCCGACAACAAAGCGCACGATAGCGAGGACGTCGGGGCCGACGAGATCCACATTGTCGGTCGCGTGCTTTGGGGCCTAAAGCGGCTTTGAGAGGCCCCGCGGCGATGATGTCACGCGGCCGGATGACTCTTCTCTGCATGGCGCTAATCGCGCTCGTCGTCGCATTCTTGGAAATTTTCGGCCCGGTCCACCTCCGGCATTAGACCCGAAATCGCATTGACTTAGCGTCCCCGCCCCCTGGCCGTGGTTATTGCCGCGTCGTGCGCGATAACTTTTCTTATTGACAGTGTGATAACCTACGTTATTGTTTCCCCATAGCCCAGGGGAAACCGATGCCCACTGACCAGTTCACCAATCCGGCCGACTTCCTGATCCTCTCTGATGGATCGGTTTCGCTCCGCAACGTGATGCGGGCCGCGCACCAGAAGGCGCGGCGCCGGGCTGCTGAATACGCCGAGTGGTCGGCTCGGCAAGACCCCCGCGACCAACTCGCCGTCCCCTATTCGCAGTTCTTCGCGGAGGCGATCCGCTGGGCATGGGACCGCGTCCGCATCACCCGAAACCTCATCCGCGAACGCGGCTGGCACTGGTACCAGCCGGAAAGCGTCGCCCTCCCCCTCGCCGCCTGACAGGAACTAACAGCTATGAAATCCGCCTTGAAACGAGCTGGACTAATCGCCCTCACTATCTCCGGCGTTGCGCTCTGGCTTTGGCTCGCCATCCCGGCAATCGCAGGACTGTTCGGGGTGACGTCGTGGTGAAAAGCAACGTCATCCCCTTCAAGAACCCGCACGGGCGCACGATGCCGACGGCCGATCCTGCGATGAACCGCGCGAAGGCGTTCGCTAATTACTACGGGGACGAGCGGCGCCGCGGCGTTGATCCCGAGACCGCCCACCGAAACGCAAGCAAGCTCATCATGGCCGATTTTGACCGGCTGATTGCGACTTTACGCACCACCATGAACGACGTGAGGTAATCGCCATGAACCTGCAGAACAGCACAGAACTGCGCGCGGCCTATGAGCGTATCGCCGAGCTTGAGAGCGTTTTGACGCTGATCCGCGATGGCCTCGCCGATACCGCGCTTTGCCAGAAGGTGGCGGCATGACCACGACATACACCGCCGAAGAACTACGCGAGTTCGACTTGCTGACATCAGAACAATCGTCTCAGCACCAGCTCATCCGCATCAAGGCGCGCATGGCCGTCAAGGCGTTCATCGCCGAGCACGGCAGAGAGAAATGCGACGCCATGTTCGCAGAGCTGCAGAAGCGGGATCGCGAGAAATGATCCGGCAGATTATCGCTCACCTCGACGCGACAGACCTTCGCGACTTCGTCGCTATCGTCCTGTTCGTCTGCACCGGCATCGTCTGGGCCGCGATTGGGGCCGGAGCATGAGCAACGGCAACACTGTTTCGGTGCGCCGCTACGAGGCGCGGATGATGGACTATTTCGACCGTCTGCCGCGATCGGCGCGCGTCGCACTCGCCTCCAGCCGGTTCAACTGGATCGTTGGGCACTACCTGCGCGCGTTCGAGCGGGGCCAGAGCGCGCGCGAGATCGTCGCACGCATCAAGCGAACGGACCGCATCGAGAGCGCCAGGAGCCGCGCCGCCACGTGGGGCAGCGACTACCCGATCCTTCGCGGCGAATTGCGCCGCATTCCCGCAACCGAGAAGAAGGCCAGCCGCAAATGAACGCCGTCGATCCGCAGCTATCCCGCGCCCTCGCGAGCGAGAATGCCCGCGCCACGCGCGCCGAATTGTAAGCCGACTGGATCGCTCACGACTGCGACGGCCTCGCCGCCGCGCTGACGATGCCGACCGTGTTTCCAGGTTCGGCCGCCACCCTCGCCGAAGCGCGCGCCCGCGTCGCGCTGGCGCTTCACCAACTCGATCGCGCCATCGAGCGTGAGACACAAGCCCATCAGGAGGACAGCCACTAATGAACGCCCAAGCCGAGACCATCAGGCCGTTGCGCGCCATGACCCGCCGCGGCGCACCGCAGGCGCAGACCGCGCCCGCCGTCCACTCACCTATGGACATCGTTGCGGCCGCACTCTCGACCGGAAACGTCGAGATGTACCGCGAAGCTGTGGCGTTGATGAAGGAGATGGAGGCATTCGCCGCCCGCAAAGCGTTCAGCAATGCTCTTGCTGACGCGAAAGTCGATCTCCCGATCATCGAAAAGAACAGGCACGCCAGCTACGACAATAAGGCCGGAAGGCAGACCAATTATTGGCATGAAGATTTGGCCCAGGTTGTTGATACCGTTGTTCCGATCCTCGCGAAGCACGGTCTTTCACACCGCTGGAAACTCGCCGGCAGACCGGGCGAGCCGGTGACCGTTACTTGCGTCATCTCGCACCGTGACGGTCATTGTGAGGAGAACAGCCTATCGGCCGACGCTGACACGTCCGACGGCAAGACCCCCATTCAAGGGGTCAAATCTACTACCTCGTACTTGGAGCGGATCACGCTCATGGCGTCGCTTGGCCTCGCGTCGCGCAAGGACGATGACGACGGCCGCGGCGGAGCCCAGGCAGAGCCGGCATACGTCCCGCCGGCCGGCTCAATCACTCCCGATCAAGCCGATTTCCTGCGCAGCGAGATAAAGGCGAAGGGCGCCAGCGAAATCGCGTTTCTCGCCGCCGTCAAGCGGAGGCGGATCGAGGACATTCCGGCGACGGACTACGCCGCCGCCGCCATGATCATTGCAAAATTCAAGAAGGGCTGACCCCATGAACGCAATCGTCACTCTCGACAGCATTCTTGAGCCGCCGGCGGGGACGCCTGCGCTGACCGCCGCCGACCTGTTCGGTACCGGGAACGTCGCGCAGATCGTTGACGCGATTGAGGCACAGGTTCGCGCCGAGGCGTTCGATGTCGCGACCGAGGCCGGGCGCAAGCATATCAAATCGGTCGCCTACAAGGTCGCCCGATCGAAGACCATCTTGGACGAGATCGGCAAGGAACACGTTGCCGAGATCAAGAAGCAGTCGGCAGCAATCGACGCCGAGCGAAAAACCGTGCGCGACCGCCTGGACGCCCTCAAGGGAGAGATCATCCGCCCGGTGGACGATTGGGAATCTGCCGAGGCTGAGCGCATCAGCGGCCACGAAAACGCGCTGGTTGCCATCGTGGAGGCCGGGCGCGGCGAAGGGCGCGGCGTCTACCGCACGCCGGCCGACATCAGCGCCGCGATCGAGCACGTCCGGAAGCTTTGCCGGCGCGACTGGCAGGAATTCCATGAACGCGCCGAAGCCGCAGCAAGCGAAGCCCTTTCCAAACTGGAAGCGGCTCTAGCCGCCGCAGAGCAGGCAGAGGCCGAGCGCGCCGAGCTGGAAGCCCTGCGGCGCGAGAAGGCCGAGCGCGACGCTGCGGACGCCGCCGAGCGCCAGCGGGTCGCCCAGGAGCAGGCCGAGGCCGAACGCAAGGCCCATGCCGAGCAGCAGGAGCGCGAGCGTGCAGCGCAGCTCGCCGCCTGGAAGGCCGAGCAGGAGGCAAAGGCAAAGCAGCAGGCCGAGGAAGCCGCCGCACGGGCCGTCGATCAGGAGCGCGCCCGCGTCGCCGCCGAGACCGCCGAGCGCGAGGCCGCGGAGCGCAAGCGCGCCGACAACAAGCGCCGGCGCGACAAGGTGCACGCTGAGATCAGGCAGTTCCTCGCCGCGGAACTGGTCGCGCCGGAAGTGGCCGACCGCCTGATTGACGCCATCACCGCCGGCCGCATCCCCCACCTGTCTATCACCTACTGAGGCCGCAGCAATGGCAATCGAGATTTTCGACGTCGAGCAGAATTCGCCCGAGTGGCTCCGCGCCCGCATGGGCATTCCGACCGCCTCAGAATTTGAGGCGATCATCACGCCCGGGAAGACGAAGGCCGAGCAGAAAACCCGCCGCACCTACATGCTGAAACTCGCCGGCGAGCTTCTGACTAACGAGCCGATGGGATCGGCGAACACAAAGGACATGCAGCGCGGCCACGCGCTGGAAGACGAGGCGCGCGACCTGTACCAATTCCTAACCGGCGCAGAGACGCGCCGCGTCGGCTTCATCCGCAACGGCCGCGCCGGCTGTTCGCCGGACAGCCTGATCGGCGAGGACGGCGGCCTTGAGATCAAGACCAAGGCGCCGCACCTGTTACTTGACGTCATCATGAAAGATGAATTTCCGGAGGAACACAAAGCCCAGGTTCAGGGCGCACTTTGGCTAACGAACCGCGAATGGTGGGACATCGCCGTTTACTGGCGCAATCTTCCGCTTTTCATCAAGCGGGCCTATCGGGACGAGCCCTATATCCAACGCCTCGCGACTGAGGTTGATCGGTTCAACGCCGAGCTTGATGCGATCGTCGCCGAGATCCGGCTCCGTGGTGAGGCGCTGGCAGCATGACACGCATCAAACGAAGCGGGCCGCCAAGCACCCGCAACCTCGAAGCTGCTGACCTGATCAGCAGGGCAACTGCGGTCTGCGAGAAATGCAGAACCGATTGGCGCCTGTTTCCGCAAGACCAAGCACGAACGGTCTATCTCCATCGAGGTCGAACGATTTGCAGCGCGCCGACAGAGCGCAAACGACTGCGAGAAATTGCGGCGGAGGCGAAGCAATGAGCATTGCAGCTTACCCGCTCCATTGGCCGGCAGGCTTTCCCCGTTGGAAGATGGCCCGAGCCGGCGGCGCATTCCGGACGAACTTCGACACCGCGCTTAGCAACGTCCGCAAGAGCCTTGAGGCGTTCGCGAAGGACAGCGGAAAAAAGATCGAGCAGCCGGTTTTGTCGAGCAACATCGACATGAACCCGCTGACCGCCAACACCGGCAAGCGCCCGAGCGACCCCGGCGTTGCCGTGTGGTTCACCTGGGACGGTTTGCAAGTCTGCATCCCGGTCGATCGCTACGACAGCCCCGCCGCGAACTTGCAGGCTATCCATCACATCATCGAGGCCCGGCGCACAGAACTACGCCACGGCACCCTTGCGCTTGTCCGCGCCACGTTCACCGGGTTTCAAGCGTTGCCGGCTCCGGCCGGTCAACACTGGCGCGACGTGCTTGGGCTCGACAGCGTCCCGCCGGCGAGCATCAGCCGCGCGACGATCGAGAACAAATACCGCGACCTCGCCCGCGAGCGGCACCCCGACAAGGGCGGAACGTCCGAACAGATGGCGCAGCTCAACAACGCTCGCGAAACCGCGCTCCGGGAGATTGCACTATGACCAGCCGAGCCCTGTTGGTCCTCAACTCACGCGCCGAGCGGCAGAAGGCGATTGATTGGATCACGCGCGTTCCGGCCGGGACGCGCGTCGAGTTCAAGGAGCCGCAGCGCACCCTTGATCAGAACAGCCGGATGTGGGCGATGCTAACCGATATCGCCCGGCAGAAGACGCTTGAGGGCCGCAAGTGGACCACCGATCAGTGGAAGGTGATCTTTCTGCGCGCACTCGGCCACGAGCACGAGTTCATTCCGGCGCTAAACGGCGCCGGCTTCATTCCCTACGGGCAGTCGAGCAGTGATCTCGGCGTTCGGGAAATGTCCGACCTGATCGAGTTCATGCTCGCTTGGGGCGCCGAGCAGACGCCACCGGTGGAGTGGAGCGAACCGCGAGCGAAGAAGGAGGACGCGGCATGACGTGGCGCGACACCGCAAAGGGCATCATCGCGAAGCTGACCGCCGATCTACCGAAGGACGCGCCGTTCTGCGACCGCGTGAAGCTGCTGCGCGACAACTACCCGTTCGCGCGTCGATCCGGATTCGCATACCGGGTTTGGTGCGAGGAGCAGCGAAAGTATCTGGCGCAGTTCTGCCCCCCGAAGGGATCGAAGCGCTTCCCTCGCCTGCCCCTCGAAATCATGCTGGACGAGGCCGCACAGCAATGACAGACACAGCCCGCAGCGTCCGCGAGTGGATCGGCAAGACGCCAGATAGTCGGCCGCCGCCCCACGTCCGCGTACGGATATTCACAAAGCACGGCGGCCGGTGCCACTGGTCAGGCATCCTGATCCGCCCCGGCGATGCTTGGGACGTCGATCACGTCATTGCGCTGATCAACGGCGGCGAGAACCGCGAAAGCAATATGGCGCCGATCCTGCGCGGCAAGCCGCACAAGGAAAAGACCCGCCAGGACGTCGCCGAGAAATCGCGCGTGTACCGGAAGCGCAAGGCGCATCTTGGGCTCAGCAAGCCGCGCCAGAAGATCAAAAGCCGCGGCTTCGAGCCGGCCGCCCCGCAGCGCAGGGCAACGGCAGAAATCAGCAAATGGAGGGGATTCTAAGATGGGTGGATCTCAGCAACGGCGCCAACCGGTCGCCGATCGTATCGAGGTCGATCCGATCGCGTGGATCTGTTGGGATCTGGCATTCGGTAACGGCGTCCACCAGATCACAAACGATGCGGCGCTCGCAGCGTCCAGAATGACGCGGCGAAATTATTGGCTCGTCGAACCGCTGTACTCGCAATGCCCGCCGTCGCCGGCAGGAACGGTTTCAGTTGATCTTTTGAACAACGAGCGCGCCGTAACCGACATGCTTCGCGGCGAGAACAACAAGCTCCGCGCCGACATCGAACGGCTCACGCAGGGATACCGCGACATCAAGACGGCGACCATTGAGGGTCGCGTTTGCGACGATGTGGCGTGGTTCGACACGATCACCACCCTGCACGACTTCTGCGATTGCATGATCAATCCCGCGCCATGGGCGGCGACAGAACCAGAGGCGGCCAGATGAAACGAGGCATGACCAAAGAAGAAGCCGCGGCCTATTGCGGGTGTGAGACGTTGGCGGCGTTCGATCAGTGGCGCAAGAAGGGCATCGTTCCAGACGCGATCCCCGGCACGAACCGGTGGGACCGCAAGGCGATCGACCAAGCCCTAGACCGCGCGTCTGGCCTTGTGACAGGATCGGGCGAGCTATCGCCCTATCAGCGATGGAAGACCGAGAATGCCGCGAATAAAACGCAAGCCGCTTAAGCTCAAAGGCATCAAGCGGGTTGCAATGAAGCTCGCTGATGGTTCGGTTCGCGTGTATTTGTACCACCGAGCCACCGGCGAGCCGCTGGACGAAAGCCGGCTGGTCGAGAGCTACGCAGAGGCCGAAAAGAAGAAGCGGCGTCGCGGCGGCAAGACGCTAACTGACCTGATCAGGTTTTTCGACACGTCCGAGACGTTCGCCTCATTGAGCGCCGAGCACCGGAAGCAATACGTCTGGAAGTTCGCGCGGATCGAAAAGAAGTGGGGCACCGTCCCCGAAGACACCTTCAACAATCAGGACGACGCCGACGCCTTCGCCGCCGACGCACTCGCGTGGCACCAGGAGATCGGCAAGACCTCGCGCCGATCGGCTGACAACCTCATGTCGGCGCTATGCCGCGCTCTCAGCTTCGCGAAGGAAAAGCGGCGCATCAAATTTCACCCGATCCCGAGTTTCGAGCGGCTGTACAAGAGCGAGCGGGCCGACAAGGTATGGCCGCCCGAGCTGCAGCAGAAGTTCATCAGCACCGCCCGGCCGGCGATGCAAACCGCGATGATTCTGGTCCGGAACACCGCCATGCGCGCGATCGACATTCGCGGATTCGCCTGGACCCGCTACGACGGCCAGCGCGTGCAGATCCGGTCACACAAGACGGGCAAATGGCTTTGGATACCGGCCACCCGAGAGCTGCGCGCGCACCTGGACTGCCTAAAGCGGACGGGAGCCCTGGTGCTGCTCACACCCAGCGGCAAAGCCTACACCCGCCGGTACTTCAACGAGCACTTCCGCGAGGATGCCGACGCGATCGGCGCCGGCGATCTGAATTTCCACGACAACCGCGGCACGGCAGCAACGCTGTTGGCCGAGGCCGGCGCCACGGCGCCAGAGATCGCCGAGGCGCTGACCTGGACCGTGGACAAGGCGCAGCGCATCATAGACGCCTATTTGGCCCGCCGCGGCGTGCTGGCGGCGAACGCCATCGCGAAGCTGGAAGACTACCGGGACCGTCAGGGGAAGCAGCCATGAGTCGTACGCTCACCGAAGAATTAGCTTTGGAGCAGGAGCTACTACGCCGCCGGGTGATCCATGCGACGCGCCCGCGCGGCGCTATGAACCTCTCGGAGGAGATCGAGTTTTGCCGGCGGATGGAAGCCTCTCCGGTGCCCGATGAGCAGGAGCAGAAATCGTGATCACGGACGAACGCGCGATCGAGATCGCCGAACAGCACGCCAAGCGGCATGGCCGTCCGATTGTGAACATCCCGCCGAACGGCGCCGTTGATGAGATCGTCACGGTCGATCTTCGCGGAATTCGGCCCGTCGTGACACGCCGCCCGCCCGATCCGATCGGACAATACACGAACAGAATTGGCAAAGATTTGGCAAATGGCGGATAG